TCAGTCTGATGCTTTTCAAATACTTCGTTTGGCATCCTCATGATCTCATCGACAGTCCAGTTTTTCTTTTCACCTTTTAAATTAGACTTCCTAGCTTTTGGCATCTTCGGTTCTGCAACCGACTTTGCTCGCTTGAGAGTCTGCTCTTGCGGCGTGGGAAGAGGTTCGCCCATATCCACTTTAAACTGATTAAGTACAGAATTAACATCATTAGACGAGCCAGTTTGAATCCACTCTTTCGTCTGTAAGTCTGCGTCTTCAAGCCAGTTCAACCAGTCTGCCGATTCAATTAATTGATCAACATTTGGGTGAATCGCTCTAATACGCTCAAAGTGTTCAGCTTGCGCCTTATCCACTAACTCTTGATGCTTACTTTGTTCTTGCTCTGCTAAAGCTTCTTTAGCCTTACCAACTTCGTCTTGCGTTCGCTTCAATTCGTCTAACAGTGGGCCAGCTAAATCGGGGTAGTCTTCCCTAATTTGCGCTAACTTTCCGTCATCCTTTTGAGTCTCAACAAGTTGACCTTTAAGCTCCGTGATGCTTCTGATCAGGTCGGCATTATGCCGCTTCAAGTCAGCCGCTTCTTGGGTTGCTTTGGTCATTCTCGCCTGTGCGCCCTTCATGGCTTTCTCTGCTTTGTGTAAAGCAGTCACCTCTTCCGATTCTATTTCGCCGCGTTGCGAATCGTCTTCAGTGTCCTCATCTGCTGTGGTTTCAGCCTTGTCCGTGGGATCGGGGGCTTCTACTTGCAACTCTTCGGGTTCTTCCGGAGTATCCTCAAGAGGTTGATCTACCTCTGGGGTTCCTTCTTTACCTTTAGTCATTTGCTCGTACAACTCTTTAGCTTCAGCTTCTAGTCGCTCTGGGTCATTTCTACTACTAGCCATTTCATAATCCTGTCGAGTCCCACATGGGGATATTCGGTAGTCAATTAATCGATTGCGGTATTCCTGTTAGGGAGCCGCGCTTTGTCTAGAACGGCTTTCGCCGCACTTTCAAGATTCAAGAAGAAGCGTAACTCTTGGAGTCTGCCCTGCTCGAACCTAAAGTTCTTTTCATCTGACTGCTCAAGTTCTTTCTGGGAACTTAGTAGTCGATGGTTAAATAACTGCTCCACCAGCACCCATTCCGGCGTTGCCCTGAGCCTGAGGACTGCCTGAGACTGCTCCCTGTTGAGCTTGAGCTTGGAGTAGTTGCTGTTGTTGCTGTTGGATTTGCTGTTGTTCAAGAGCTAATTGCTCCTCCGACTTAATAACATCTTCTGGGTCGATATCCATGCTTTTTGCTATGTCTCGCAATAAGCCGGTTCGATCTATATAACCCGCGTCTTGTTCGTTTGAGACAAGCGATAAGAACTGTAATAGCCTTTGGCTTTGCACTTCTTTCTGTACCAGCGCGGTACTGCCTCTCGCAACAATTCGCAGATCTCCTTTGGACTTTTCATTGATGCCAAACTCCATATTAAAATGGAACAAGCCTGTAATCATGGGCTCTATTAGGAAGTCATCGATGTTCTTAATAGTGCTTTTAAGTGCAATGTTTGCCGCACCCATAAGCATCGACATTCCTGTCGCAGTCTTATTAAGACTTTGGGTCTGTTCGCCATGCGTGTAGCTTGGTAGGCTTGTGGTCTCATCGGCAAATCGGCGGAAAATCTCCACTATTTGGTTGAGTCCATTTGCGTTAGCAACTGGCTGATACCATCGAACTGCTGGCATGGAGCCGTCACCACCTTCTCGTAAAAAGACTCGCCACGGATGAATGTCCGTTGGATCTTCACCAGCGGCAAGTAAATCGGTATTGACTTCGCACATCGGGCCTGAAGATAACGCTAGGTTGTCGAGCCAAATTCTAGTAGCGGCATTCATCGTACCCTGCGAGTCACGCATCATGCGGGGTACACCGGTTCCCCAAAATTGATGAGGAGCGCGTTCGTAAGGGAATATATGGTATGGGATCTTGTACCCAGCAATAGGGTTCAACATCACCTTTAATACTTTACTGTCACAGAACCAAACACAGGCAGAGTAATCATCTGACAGGTCTGTGTCTTCAGGTAACTCAATGCCATGTTCTTCTAGGGCATAACCATCAATGGTTCCCCAGTACTCCATAACAACATACCTAGAGGATTCTCCGTGATCATTGATTCCGGCAATACGTCTGCGGGTCTTTTCGTGATCTTCCTCGGTATGGTTTCCACTTCGATTCGTTTTCAGTATGTGCTTGACCATATCGCTATCAAACTGCGGAAGGTCAGACAAATCCCTAAATTGACGGCGCGTTAAGACATGACGCCTAAACACACCATCGCAATCATTTAATGTAGTGCAGTATGGGTCTGGATATAGGTCAAATATGCTCACAGACTCAACATCAGGCATGACGCTTTCAACAACCGAGAGGGCGTAAGCTTGCTCACCGGTCTCTGGATCAAGTTGTTGGGAGTAAGATTGCTTTTTATCAATGCGAATAGTGCCCGCCTTGACAGCTCCAGAGCCAAATATACATGCCTCTAGGATAGATTCTTTGAGCTTCATCTCCGCATTAGCTTCAACAAGCTGATCTTCTATGTCAGCCGTCATTGATTCGGCGGCTTTAGCTGAAATATCCTGCTCTAACTCAAGAAATTCCTCCTCAAGCTCCTCCATTCTGGCGGCAACCAAGTCCTGATTCATCATCGGGTCTTGTTGACTTGCCATCATTATCTGTTCCATCGCCATTTGTCGCATTTGCATGGCTTTAAGAGGATCAATTTGAGGGATTGGGGTAGGTTTTACCGAGAAAAATATGTCGCCATGCTGGAATAATAGGTCGATAATTCGACTATATGCCGCCATAACTTTGGTTCGGGTAAGGCCGACAAAGACTTTTGAGCGAGAACCGGAAGATTGGTTTAAACGCGCTAGTATTTCAGGCTCATAGATGCCCTGATACTGTCGTAAATCCTTCAGCCATTCGTTCTCTGTTTCTTTTCGGGCGTCTTTGTACTCTTGAAAAGTACCGGCGAGGCGAGATCCCAGACTTTGCATGCTTTGAGCTTGCAAACCATCCGGTTCTTTCTCAGTTACTTCGTCTTCGATTTCTTCTGGCTTAGAATACATAGATTTAATAACCTGTCACGGGGTCGAGCGTATTGAAACGCTTTTGTATTGTCCGATGCCTTGGTCGTGGCATTGAAGCAAGTCCGTGCAGGGCGATAGCGTAAGCCATCACTCGATCATCATAACATCCTGACTGAGAATTGAAAGCACCTTTATCATCAATGATGTAAGTACGCAACTCGTTTACGAGATCCATATCAGCAATTCCGCTTTGACCTTGCCTTAGTAAAGCCGCAAGTCCATCAATAATTAATGGCTTGGTTTTGGAAGTGGTTAAGAAGCCACCACGTTTAGTCATCTTGTCTGAATAAGCACCATCAACTGAATGCTCAATAAACATGTTGGGGTAGGACATTTCTTGCAGTCTGCGAAGGGTTGTTAGGCCGTGATTGTTTCGCTCGACCACAACGTAAGCATTGTTATATCGTTGACCGATCTGCGATATGACATTGCCCCACTCCCACGGATCTATATGTCCATGCCAACAGGCTACCTGTCTGCCTTGAGAGTCCAGCACTTGGGCGCAAGAATAATCGCCATAGGACAACCCTTCAGCGACATCTATTCCTATCGTATAATTTTCGCTAGTAAGAGGCGGATACCATTCCCTATAGGGGCCGTAAGTTCTAGCGGATATAGTGCCACCCCGCATGTCACCCAAAAAGTCTGCGGTGTAGCAGTCGTTTTCTGCGGTAGTCAGGTGAATGTCTTCTACAAAACACCGGCCTGAGGTTAAGAAGCTTTCTAATGGGTTCGCGGGATATTCCTGCGCGAAAAGATCTGTCCCACCTAACTCATCAAGCTTGGCTCTTCTAAAGCACAGTTGCGAGTCATCGAGGTTGTACCGTTGTGCCAATTTATATTCTTCGGGGGTCGCCTCAAAATACGGTGATGGTTTACGGCGATACTCAGGCATCCAGAACCACGGAATAAAGCAAGTGATCCACTCCGTTTCGCCACGCAAACTTTTCATAACTTGATCATAGAACCAGCCACCCGCTCCGTTGGCCGTACTTTCTAGGATTACCTCAGAATTTTTTCCGCCGACAGTCTGCAATAGACCAGCAACTATGTCTGATCCTTGGGGGTAGAAGGCAACTTCCGATCCGTGGACGAATCTGTTTGTTTGTCCGCGACCTGTCTGGGTAGACCTTGCGGTTCCAACCCTGTATCGCGAGTTGATTTCATCAAATACCAGTGTTGACGCCGACTGACTAGCGAGCGGAGGTTTAAACGCCGGATGCGGGACATTGTCATAGAAATATTTCACCATATTAAAAATTGCGTTAGTTGATTCCGCAAGGTGAGATAGGACGAATGCGTTAGCATTACGATTCTGGGTCACCTTCCAGAAGTTACGTCCCTGTACATAGGTAGAAATACCCGTTTGTCGCGCCTTTAAGCACAACATCCGTATGTTTTGTTGCTCTTTTAGCTGAGTTTCAAGCTGGTTATGGACATACATCTGTGCCGCGTTTAAGACAAAAGGTACGGATGTACCCTCTTTTGTGACGATTTTTAAGACATTTTTGGCGTACAAGGGGAAATTACCCTTAAATTTAGCCGCGACCTTTTCAATTTCCATTGCTATTCACCACAGCCCTACACCACCAAATAAAATCATGGTCGTGCAAACTGTTTCTCATGAGGTTAATTCGCGCACAAACAAGGCGGATATTGCCTTCGACGTACCCTTTATCTATATCAATTCGGTCTGGACTTGCAGACAATTCCGATTGCTCAGTGGTTACATGCATGGGTATCCCTGAAACAGCACAAATACCCCTTTGAGCGTCATGTAAGGCGATTAAATACTCAATGGATACCACGGCACCCGCATATTCTTTTTGCTTGTGGCGTTGCCTCATGGCGCTTAATCGACGCTGTAGAAAGCCCTCTACGCTTGCGTTTGTTCTGAGCTTATAATGCTCCTGCCTACAATCATTGCACTGCCTGTTCGTCTTACTAAAACAGGCTACTGGCTTTGCAATCCCGCAAGCGGAGCATGTGTAATCTCCAACTGCCATTCAGATTCCTTTGTTAGCCCCTCAAAGAGGCCAACTGCAATTCTACTTTGGCTAACAGCAAGTTTATCGCCCATCAAAGACGTACCAAGGCCGATACAACCATGTACATCTTTAGGGTAATTTGCCGCGTGAATTAAAATATAAGTACGGTTTGGCACATCTTCTATCTGCCAAGTCTCACCAAACTTAGGAGACTTACGCCAGCCAGTCTGATACGTCCCCTCAGGGATGCAGGAGACGTTTGCCGCGTTATCTAACCAAGGACGCTCTATCGTATAAAACCGCTGAGAATCGATTGTAATAACACCTAGAGTACCCTCTGGGTGGTAGCAGAAACGCTCAAGACAAATCGTCTTCACGCACGGCCTCCTCATACTCAGCAAGCCACTCCGCATTGCTCTGATTTTGTACGCGCACAGTCTCATCTGTTTCATAAGATTTACTTTGTACACTTTTAGGCGCTTCTCGCCTTCCACTTTGCACACTTTTAGGCACCTTTGCCTTTCCGAAGATTGCGTCAAAGTTGTCAGAAAATTTAGCATGGTTTTCAGGACGCCTAAAATCCCCTTTCCCATATCGTGTTTCCCTGTGATTTGTCATTTCAAAATTTTCCTTTGTATATTTTTTCGTTTGCTGTCCTATAACTACCGCCCCCCTAATCTACGAGGTGCAATTTGAAATCCTTAGCAATAGGTGACTCTTCAATCAAAAAGTAGATCGCTTCATCTATCTGGTC